ATTTATTAGTTTTGATTGCACTGCAAGTTGCACTGCTCTCTCTAAAATCGCACTATGTAATAGTATATTTAGTTCACACTCTGTTTTTTCAGATACACCATTTATAGAAGTATCAGTTAAATCTACTAAAACTATTGGTTTTGGTCTTGCTAAATATCTTATTAAATAAGAACCTATCTCATATTTAGATATTAATTCAACAATACCATTGCCAGGGTCTAATCTTATTACCTTATACTTAGTAGGACCTCTGAATGGGTTATTAATAACCTTAGCATACTCATCTTGAGTTATAGGATAAACATTTGCCCATCTACCATCATAACAATATAAATTAGCATCTTCATATTTAACTTGTTCTAATGTAATAAACATTAAGTCCTCAGGTAATTTAAAGAATATTGATTTTTCAGATAAACCTTGCTGTTCTATTTTTTCATCAATATTATAGATTTTTTGTTTAACTAATGAATCAAGACTTCTTCTTAGTTCTTCTGTATTCTCAAATGATAGTCCTGTTTGACTTCTACCTGTATAAAGACTTAGAACTATTTGGTCTTGTGCTTGAGTTAAGAATACTGATTTTTCATACTCATCAAGTGAAATATCTTGAATAGCACCTTGGTCTCCAATTGCTCTTTTATTGCTATAACTATTAAGTAGAGTATCAAATGTATCACTAAATTCCTGAATTGTCATAACTACCTCCTATCTTGCTGTTGAGCCTGTTGTTGTGCTTGTGTTATAGTACCACCTTGCCAAGCTATTTTAGCTAATGTAACCGCTCTTTCAAGTATTTCTGGATGTGTCTCTTCAGGTAATTCACAATTAGAAATTGCATCTTCACCATCTATAGTTAGATAATTACCATAATTAGTTAAGTCTTCAAGAATAATAGGTTTAGGTCTTTTAATGTATCTCAATTGATAACTTGGAATACCATTAAATTTACCTATAATCTCTGCGGCTGTAACTCCCATTATTATATTAGATTCCATAATCTTATCTGAATCTACAAAATCTCTTTTGTTTAATGGAGCCTTAGCTTCTTTTAACCAATCTAAATAGATACCTGCTTTAACTACAACATCATTATCAGAAGCTTTATGGTTATTATAGCTACTTTGTAATCTGCTAAAAGCTTCTTGAATCATCTTGATGATAGTATTGTCATCCAATTCATTTAGAGTTATAAAAGTACACTGAAGGTTTACAGTATTTTCTGCTGACCCTTCTATTATAGAAGGAGTAATATTACATCTATTGCCATTTTCAACAGAAGTAATTATATTACTACCTCTGAGATTGTCAGTAGAACTAACATTTCCTTGTTGTGCTTTTATTATTAGTTTAGTAGGTTTAAAGTTAAATACAGGACAACTGAATTTATACCCATCTTTATTATACTCATTATATGCTTCTTGTCCTTTTAATAGTCTCCATGCTCCTCTTTTAACAGGAAAATTATAAGGTTTAAGCATTAGTCTTTGATATTCAGCATAATTAATAGGTAGTATTGAATATTGATATTTTTCATCTGATAATATTTCATTAACAGAAAGAAAGTAATCTTTTGGAAAAGCATACACAATACTACGTCTATCAATAGTAGTAGTAGCTCTGGTTATGTTTACAGGACTTGCTATATTAATAAGACTGCTAAAATCATATTGTCTTTTTTGACTTCCATCAAATCCTCCTCCTACTCCATCAATCCTAATATTAAAATATTCATTAATCAGTTGACTCTGGGCTTTAGTAAGAAAAACTGACTTTTCATACTCATTAAGCCCAGGAGCTTGATTACTTGTAATATTGTTATAAAGGACATCAAATTCTGTACTGAACTCTGAATTATTCATGCTTTTTAATCTTTTACTTTAGCTTCTATACTAAACCTTAGTTCTTGGTGTTTAGGTTTACTCAAGTAGTTTGCTGCTATATTAAGGGTAGGTTCCTCTCCATTCTCACATAAAGGAGTGTTAGTATCTCTCATGTATAAATAGTTACCTCTATTACTTATGATACCTTTAGAGATTGCTTTTCTAATAAGAATCTTAGTATCAATCAATGGGTCTTTTATAACTTTCAAGAACATACTTGTATTAGCTTCAATAAGCTCACCTACTTTACCTTGCAGATACTCCAATTTAGAATTTTCTGCTACAGGTCTACCATCTAAGGTTTCAATAACAAGCTTAAGTTTATCTCTATCTTCATTAATTTTGCCAAATTCCATATATGCTTGTGCTTTTGCAGATACTTTAGCACTTGCATTTTGTGCTACTTCATCTTCTCTTAATGCTACAAATTTATAAGTTACTTTAGGATTAATCTGTAGGACTTGTATAGAAGATGCTACTATATCTTTATTAGCAATGACTACTTTATACTTTATGTATTGCATAGGGTCTGACAAATCAAATACATTATCTCCTTTGATTAGAGATACCCTACCAACACCTTCAGGATTAGCATCACTCCAAAAATTGTTTTTAGTATTGTGGACACTTAAAGCATTAGGTTCAAGACCTAACTTTCTTTCCAAACAATTCTTTTCATTAGTAGTTAGCACATTAGCATATCCACCATTCTTAAGTAATGGTGTAGTTAAAGTTAGTTTTGAACCTTCAGCCATTCCACCAAAAAGTATATGCTTAGGGTCAGTAATCAATCCTCTTCTTTTAGGAATGAATCTAACAATAACTTTTTCATTTTTCAAAACATCAATTACATCATCTTGTTCCTCTGCAAAGGAAATAACTTCTTGTTTTTTAACTCCTGCCATTTTTAACTTCTCCTTTAAAAATTTAAAATAAAGTAGTAGGCTTTACAACCTACTACTTATTATATTAGTTAGTTTGTAATATTGACGGTATAATACTCATAGTTCTTGTTGGGTCAAGAACACAGATACCAAGTGTTGCATACTTGTGAATAACAGCAGCATCCTCATCAAAAGAAGCATAAGGATTGTTAGTTTCACCAGTAAACGGGTTTCTAAATGGACCCCATTGATAACCTCTGTATTCTGATTCTCCTTTAACAGCACATTTGAAAATATTAGGCTGGTCAGAAGTTCCCATATCCATAATATCATATCTATATGAAAATGCTGGACCACCTTTAGGATGTTGTACTTTACCTCTCTCCAAATCATCATATGATGGGTCTACTTCTACTTTAAGTACTACACCATTAGGTGCTAAGTATTCAGTAAACTGGAAGCCTGCTCTAAGAGCATTTTGGTGAAGAGGACTGCTGGTTTTCTGTATGATACCTGGGTTCTGAGTACCTGCAAGCATACCCCAACCACTTGCTTCTTTAGTAATTTCTTTGTGGAACTGAATTGCTCCAAGCTCACCAGTTCTCATAAGGATTACTCTCTTATCAAAGTCTACCTGACCATAAGTAAGACTGTAAACTGCATCTTCAATAAGCTTCAAAGAGAATGTATTATAACCAATAACATTTGCTACATCCATTTGTGCAAACAAACCATCACCAGTTCTAATAACATTACCAGATTTACCTATATTCTTATATTCACCATTAGAGTTTCTGTTAGACCTACCAAATGCTAATGCATTATTTTTATAGTCAGCAAACTGAGTTTCTACTGCCATATCAACACAGTGCATCCACATATTAGTAGTAGTCTCTTTACCATGAACAATAATAGGAATACCTACAGCTACTTTGTCATTAAGTGCTTTTTTGAGTTTATTACCAGGAACTTTATGCTTAATACGTATGTGAGAGAACTCATTTCTCATAGCAACAGGAGTAGCAAATCTAACATCACCTACCTCTCTTGACATCTCACTCTCAACAAATGCTGTCAAAACACTAAATTGCTCATTAGGAAGCAATCTTTCAGCAGGAATACCATCTTCTATACCCCAAGCTTCTACTCTATAAACTGCATTAGTACCTTCCATTCTTGCTTCACCAAGAACTCTAAGAGGATACTCATTATAGTTACCTACAATAATTTCACCATCAGCAAACCAATCTTTAGCAAACACAAGATAAAAAGGAGCCATACCTGCACCTACATTATTGCTTGCTGCTGTAACAACATCTCCATTCTCATCTCTTGCTTCAATAAGCAACTGATTCTGGTTTACATTTCCAATTACATCCCATGTGTACTCATCCTCTGAATCAAATTCTCTCGTAGGAAATTGACTAAGTAGAGTATCAAGAGTATTACCTCTTTTAGCTGCCATTAGTCTAACCATAAGATTAGAAGCTTTTTGGGGACTTGCATTAAATATTGCACTCAAGTGATTATCTTTTGTCAACGTTTGTTACCCTATAGGCTTTTTATCCTATAGCTCTTACACTTTACCATTGACTAAGACCAGCATACATTTTCACTAATTTATTAGTGTCGGATACTCGTGGGAGAATTATATTCTATATTATTTAAGATACAAGCATTTCTAAAAGTGGAGTATTTAATGTTCAAATACTTAGCAGCTTTTCTTAAAGAACCTGCCTTTATCAGAGCCTCTTTAATAAGAGTAACATTTATCTTACTTACTTTCTCAGCAGATTGATGTCTGTTTCTAATAGAGATACCTGCGTTCTTTAATTCAGTACTGATAATATATCTACTTACATTAAATTTATTAGCTATTTCTTCTAATGTGAACTTCTCTTTCACATAAAGATTAAGCAGCTCTGATATACTTAGTACTTCTCTCTTAAATCTTGGTGTGTTACCACCAATACTTACATTGTATCCTTTGGATTTATCAGTAGAGTCATATAAATCTATGTAATATATCTCTCTTTCATCTAATACTTTTACATCACAGATTTCAAGAGTTTCAACATAAAACTTATCTACTCCATGCTTTCTCATAGCTCTATTAATAACTTGGTTTCCGTATTTAGCATGTCTTAAATGTTCTGACCATCTTTGATTCACACTATTTCTTGTTTGTCCTATATAAACTTTATTATTAATAGTATTTTTAATAATGTAGATAAACCCATTCATAGTTTCATCTCCTATGCGTTACACTGTGTATACATATTATTGCATACATTAGCACGGTATTAACTTTTAATAATTTGGAAGCCTTCACCGTTTTTACCCGATTTTACAAGGGCTTAACTTGTAAGTCAACCCTTCCAAGCACTAAACTCCATTGTCTGGAATTTACCCAATAAATTTCTTGCCATATATATTTATTTTTAAAAACGTTATTAAATTGCCAGTTCAATTCCTTTACCTAAAAAGGATAGTGGTTCTGAATCTGTACCACTTACAAACTTTAGATTGCCTTTTGAGTCTCTTGAAGTACTATTAATTTTA